CGCCTCCGCTTCCAGCTTGGCGGCGCGGGCGTTGATCTCGCGCACCTTCGCCTGCTGCTCGGCCAGCGCCTGGCGCGCGCTCTCCTGCTGCATCTGCAGAGCCTCCGCCTGGGCCTGCATCTGCTGCTGCATCTGCGCCTGCTCCCCGGGCGTCAGCGGCTGGTCGGGGTCGCGCTCGCCGGTCAGCTTGCGCAACTCGTCGGCGAGCTGGCCATGGTTGGGCAGGTCCGAATACTCCATGGCCAGCGTCATCATGCGCAGCGCCACCTCGGGCGGCAGCCGGCCCGCCATCTGGTTCAGCGCGTCGAACATCACCTGGCGCAGCGTTCCCGCGAAGTCCTGTTCGGACACCACGAAATCCGCCATGCTCGCCGTGATGTCGTTCAAGTAGCGCACGGACCCGTCGGGCTGCACCTCCGGCTGGTTGATCCTCACCCAATCCAGGCGCCCCTTGTGCCCCGACAGGCGGATCACTTTCGACTCCGTGTACCACTGCTCCATCAGCGACAGCAGTTTTTCCCCCTGCACCTGCGTAGCGAACCGCAGGTTGTCGAACGGCTCCGTGGTCACCACCGAGCCCTGGATCTGGCGCGCCTTGATCGCCTCGCCGCTGCTGGCGTTCGTCTGGCGGCCCAGGTTCTCGCTGCCGATGCCGGCATTGCGCTGGATGGCCTGCGCGCTCAGGTTCATCATCTGCACCTGGCCGGCAGCCATCTCGCTGTCGCGGTGCACCTCCAGCTTCTTGCCCGCCCTGTATTCGATGAACCCGTCCGGCTGGTTGACTTCCTCGCGCGCCACGTTGATGTCGTCCACCGCGCCCTTCTCCGCGAAGATCTGGTTGGTGGACAGCAGGAACAACGCCTTGGATGCGCGCTTGTTCAGGTCCATCTGCAAGTCCCGCACGCGCCGCACCACGCCGTAGGGCTGGCGGTCGCGGCCGCGGCGGTAGCACCAGATCGGCGTCAGGCTGAAACTGTTGTGCCGCATCGGCATCGGGCCCAGCGCCAGCAAATGGCCTTCGGTCATCACCGCCACATGCATGCGCATCACCACCCGGTCCACGATGGAGCCACCGGCCCGGCCGACGGCCTCCAGCAGCGCCGCGTCCCAGCCTTCCACGAACGCCCCCTTGAACGGGCCGCCCGTCACCACCTTCACCGACACCGGCATGCGGAACTGGCATTCGATGAGGCGAATGCGGCGCCGCTGCTCGCAGTCCGCGGTACCGCGGCCAGCTCCCATGCCCGCGCCGCTCGCGCCGGCATGGCCCTGGTCGTAGAACGCGTCCTCGCTCCACTGCGAGGCGCTGTATTCCTGGCCCTGCATCACCGCACGCTGCAGCACATCGACGCGGCCCGGGTACATGGCGACCGCTACGTCCTCGTCCACCCAGCGGGTGCGGAACAGGTAGCGCGCATCGCTCAGATCCTGCTCGATGGCCATGGAGTCCCACAGCACATTGCGCCAGTCCTCGTACTTGTCGTAGAGGATGTCCTTGGTAGGGTCGTTGCGTACGCCGGAGTCCACCCATCCCACGCCCACCTTCACCGCATCCTCGAACGCACGCGAGCGGTTGAAAGTGCTCCGGTTCACATCGGTGACGTACTTGAGCACCCGGGACTTGATGTCGGCCATCTCCACGTCGTCCTCGGTGCGCGGCAGCACCCGCCAATCCACCCGGGCCCGGCGCTCCGTGCCGATCAGCCAGTCCACCATCGGCGCCACCTCGTTGAACACCAGCGGCGCCTGGCCGCGCTCCTCCAGCACGGCAGCGTCCGCCAGATCCCACTGGTCGCCGTCGTAGAAATCGGCATCGACCGCCATCTGCAGCCGGTTCTCGGCCTGGATCTCGCGCTCGCGGTAGTACCAGCCCAGGCACTTGCGCAGCACCTCGCGCGCGGCGGGCTGGTCCAGCGGGTGCAGCCGGGCGGCCTCGTCCCGCTCGATCGCACCCTCCTCCCCCACCACGTTGTCGCCAGGGGCCGCGTTGCGATGAATGCGGACTTCAAGCAGGGACATACTGCGCCCCCCCGTCCTGCACCACCAGCGCCTCCCGGTGGACCTCCCGGCCATCCGCCTTCACCACCAGTTCGCCGAATGCACGCCCGCGGCGCTCTCCATCCGGCTCCGAAGGCATGCCCACTAGGTCAGGCAACCCCTCGTTGATGATCGTGGCGATGCGTACCCAGTTGCCCGTGCCGGGCTCCATCCCCAGCACCTCGCAAGCCACCACGCACTGCCTGGCGAGGTAGGCCGGGTCGTCGTAGCGGTAGGCCGCGCTCTCCAGAACGACGTACCAGGGCGCACTCTTGCGCAGAGCGGGAATCAGCACCAGGGCCCGCTCGCCGTCGATCCAGGTATAGACGGCCAGCAGATCGCCATGCTGGCGGTGCAGGTGGGCTTTGCGAAGATCGATACATGCAGGCATGCCTGCGAATCTGGCAGGCTTGGCACGAGGTTCAGCGCGCCATGCTCGAACCCTTGCGCAGACGGCGGCGGGCACCCTGCGTGTCGTTCTCCATGCGCGGCAGGGCCATGCCCACGTAGCGCCACACATCGGCGCCGTGGCTGGCATCGTCATGCAGCGGAGCGCCGGGCTCCTGCGTGCGCGGATCGACCTGGCGCCTGTACCGGCTCAGGCAGTCCAGCAGCGGTGCGCACCGCACCTCGTCGATATAGGCCTGAGCGAAGATCCCGCGCGCCAGCCGGATGCCCGCCTCCAGCCCGAACCGGTCCAGCACCTCCACCTCCCGGCCCATGTCCTCCAGGATCTGCTGCGCCGTCTGCCCCGTCTTGAAATCGCCATGCCTGGCATCGTGCGGCAGGAAGTCCGTGCCCCAGCGATACGGCCGCTTTTCCATCTCCTGCACATAGCTCTCCAGCGTGCGCTGGTTGTCCTGCAGGAAATCGATGACCCGGAAATCCATCGGCGTGCGCTGCACGAACGCAATGGCCATGTTGTCCGCCCAGCCCAGGTCCCAGACCGTGTGCACCGGCAGCCGCGGGTTGTAGGGCACGCGGCACACCCGCCCCTCGCTATACAGCCGCTCCACCTCCCCGGCATAGATCGCCCCCGCTACCACGCGCCTGGGCCGGCCCTCCCACACGTTCCAGTAGGTGTCCGGGTCGCGCTTGAAGTGCCGCTGGCGCTCTTTCTCCAGCACCGGCGGGAACCAGGGGTTGTCGCGCCAGTTGATCTCGCACAGCCAGGTGTCGCCGTCAGCGTTCGCGATGAACCGGCTGTAGGTCGGATCGACGGCCATGTCCGGATTCATGGTCAGCCAGATCTCCGAGCCCGGCCGGCGGATCGTCGGCACCATCACCTCCCACGAGCGCGCACTGACCGCCTGCGCCTCCTCCACCCACACGATGTCGATCGCCTCGTAGGATTTGATCGAATCCACCGTGTGGCTCTGCAGCCCGGCGAACAGGAACAGCGTACCGTTGGCCCCGCGGATCTCCGTGCCCAGCACCTCGTAGAAGCCGCCCAGGCCCAGCGCAGCGATCTGGTCCGACAGGAGCCGGTGCACCGAATCGCGCATCGACTTCTGCACCTCTCGCGCGCACAGGATGCGCAGCGGCCGGTTGCTGCCCAGCACCAGCAGCGCCATCGCCACCGACCACGACTTGGCCCCGCCGCGTCCGCCATACAGCACCTTGAACCGGTGCGGGGCGAACAGCTCCCGCAGCTTCGTCGGGAACACGACGCGCACCCGTGCGCGCTCTACCTCATAGTCCCGCGCGAAGTCCGCAGCCGCCGGGCCGCCGGATGCAGTGGCCGGCATGCCCGGGCCTGGCATCATGCCCCTGCAGGGTCGTTGTCGCGCAGCGGGGCATCGACGAAATGCAGCTCGAAATGGCCCACGCCGCCCTCGCCACCCGGCCCGCTCTCCCTGCCCATGCCGAATGCCTGGCGCTCCATCTCCACCACGATGCGCAAAATCTCCACCAGCGTCTTCATGGTCTTGGAGCGCTCCGGCAGGTCAAGCACCTTCCGGTACAGGTCGTTGAGCTTGTCGGGGCCGCTGTCCTGCGGCGCGCGCAACAGCTCGCCCAGCATCTGCAGCGACTGCAGCGTGCAAGGGTCCGCCTGGCGCTCCAGCTCATCCAGCAAGGCGTTGGCAATGCCCCTGGCCCGCTGGATATCGCGGCGGTGCGCCAGCCTCACCCCCGCCACAGCCTGCGCATTCGCATCCGCCACCTGGCGCTCCGCACGCTCCTCGGTGCGTGCCGCCTCCTTGCGAACCAGCGGCTCGGCCTTGTCCTGGATGCGACCCATCCAATCACGGGGCCATTCATCGCCCTTGGCCCGCTTGCGGGCGAGGCCCTCGATGATTGGCATGCTCTCCTTGGTCATCCTGCCAACATAGCAAGACTGGCACGGGATCTCCCGATGAGCAAACGGACTCTGCGCAGCCACGTCAACTCGGCTTCAGCGCATAGCGCAGGACCGACTTGCGCCCCGGCAACGCCGTCTCCCGCGCCACGATCAGCCCCTGCCCGCTGAGGTACAGCAAGGCCCAATCCACCTCCCCTTTCGACCGCCCCAGCGCCAGCACCAGTTCAGGGTGGAAGAACCACCTCTGCGGATGCTGGCGCAGGAATCGCAACAGGACGTCCGTGCCGCTGCCAGGCCGGATGACGCCCGGCGGCCGGGGGTTGTTGCGCCGGGGCTTCTGCTGCTGTTGCCGGCCCAGCTGCGCAGCCATCCAATCTATGGGTTCGTGCATTCGCGCTCCATCGTTTCATCCAACATTTCGACAGGAAGCGCTGCACGGCGGCATCCAGCGCTTTCCATTCATCCCTCTCCTAGGCCGCCTTCCACCCGGGCGGCGGGCACCTGGCGCACGAGAACGGCTTCAGGCATGCCGCGCTCCCCGCAGATCGGCCGCGCCCCGGTAGGGCCAGGCCACCATGGCAGCATCGCGCTCGTGCTGGTTGCTGCCGCGCATCCAGCCCGTGGCGATGGCGAATCCCTCGGCGCTGCGCTTGGCGCCCTTGCCGGCCGGACTGATG